AGCTAAGTTGTAAACCACCAGATATGTTATGGGCATAACTATAATCAGGATTATATTCATCTCCGGATAATATTGAAGGTACTTGTTGGTATATTTTTACTTCAACTGTTGAGGCGGCTGTTACTTTAGGTCTGTACCCCATCATATATGATAATGCTAGTAAATTATTTTGTTGTCTAGCAAATTGGGTAAAGTTTTCTTGAATTTGATTATCAAGATAAAAAGACATAACGTCACCAACATACGAAGCCATCTCCATAAATAACATTCCAGGAGATGTAGCAGAAAAGTCATTATATGTATCTGGAAAGTATGTTTTAGTGTAGTCAATTAAAGATGATCTTAATTCACTAAAATCTTTATTTATATATGATATATTTCTATTTTCAGCCATTTTTATAAGTTTATTGAGACAGTTTCAACTGGGTTATTTAAATAATTATATGTTAATGTCGCTGTGATTGTATTTTCATCAGGTTTAACATCTATTTTAAATTGTTGTATATTAATAGTATTATTAAAGTATCTCTTAACATCTGATAATACTGATTCTTCTAGGGATTGAAGTGTGTTTGCGGTTATAGATTCAAATATATATGATGAAAGATTTGTACCAAAACTAGGATCTTGTATTCTTTCACCTTTAGTTGTTAAAATAAAATTAATTAAATTTGAGTTAATTTGCTTATTGGTTGTAAAAGTTGAGTTAAACACAGCGTTCCCATTAAAGGGGATTGATACTCCAACCGCTTTTCTTTGGTTTAAATCTATAGGGGCAATATTTGGTATTCTATATGCCATTATTTATTGTTCATTATTCCCATTATTTGATCTAAACTTACTTCACCACCAGGTAAACTTGATCCTTCACCCATAGTATTAGCTGATGGAGGTGGAGTATAAGAAGGTTGAGCGTGAGATGAATTAGCAGATATTATTGTATCAAATTCACCTCCAATCATACTTCTTAAATTACGTTTAAGATCATGATTTACAGTTGATGTAACTGGTGGTTGGTAAGTAGGAACAGGAATATAGTTTTCTTGTACTACTGATTTAGGCGATTTAACTGCTTCAAGAAGAATGTCTTTGATTTCCTCTTGAATTGCTTCACGTACTGCTTCTTTAATTAGTTTTTTTAAACTGTCGATTTTCATATGATTATAAATATTTGATTATTCAGCTGTTATATTAGGGGTTATATCTATTATAAATTTTAATTGAGATATTAATACTGCTGGGTCTGATGCAAATGATGAGTCTGTTTTTAACACGTCTACTCCTTGTTTATTTTGGGCTACTGCGTATCGTCTAATATACTTACTATCATTAGTTTCATCAATTTTTACTCCTAATGTAAATCCTTTATAAGTATTAGTATTATCATTTTGAGTAGCTGCTACTGTTGGATTTGCTAAAGCATTAATATCATCATTAACTTGTTCTAAATTTGCGTTAGTAGCACATGTTTGTAATAATACATCTAACACTTTTAAGAATTTTAAAATAATTCCTAAAAATCCAGCGAATGATGCAACTGTAATAGTTATAGTACTAATATTTTTACCTTGTATTTTAATTTGGGTTTCTAAATCAGATACAAAAGAAGCTATAGTAGTTTGAGCACCAGATGTTAATGGAGGTAATCCTAAAGGAGGTATACCAGTAGCTGGGTATGGGTTAGCTTTAGCTAATTGTATTCCAATTTTTAAAGCAGAAATAACTGTGGTAGTTATTCCAAGCACTAATGTTAATTTAGTAATAATATTATACATCCCATTTATTTGGGTAACCAACGCGTTACGTTGTTTGATAATAGTTTGTAGTTTTGATGATGATGGGCAATCTTTTAATAAACCAAGTAATTGACTTTTTTGTAATCTTCCTATTACATAAACTGCCCCTCCAGCTGCGGCTGCTATTGAAGCTGCTTTTATGGCTTGAGATTTTGCTGGGTCTTCAGCGTTATTTTTTGCTTCTTCTGCTTTACCTTTAGCATCATCAGCTTTTGCTTTTGCCTCATCAGATTTTGCTTTAGCTGAATCTTGGATTGAGTCAATTGATGAGTCTCCACTTATTCCTAAATTAGAAACTACTAACGGAATAACTTGAGGAGCGAAAGGAGTAATTAAACCTATAACAAATGGAATTAATCTTTTTTTAATAGTTGATTTTTGATCATTAATAAGATTAACAAATTTAACATCTGGTGGTAAATCTGCTTCTAATGAAGAGTTTAATGCTTCATTATCTTGAGTCATTATTTCTTTATTAGTTTTAGCTATATTTAAAGCAGTTAAATCAGTTGCTACAGACATTGTGAATCTAGGAATTTCTCCTTCCACACTTTGATTAGATGTATCTTGTGAGCCCTCAATAGTATAAGTTAATGGTTCACCAGTATTAGGATCAACTATGTTATTAGCTAATAGTATTTCTCTAGCTGCTTTTTCTTCCGTATTACCCATTCTTGATGGGCCATTAATAACCTGTCCACTAGGAGTGGATAGTACAGCATATAGTTCAGGACCACGTGTTTTAAACGTGATTGTACTCCCGTCACTAACTTTATATATAGCTGTACTCATGTTTGGTTATTTATAATAAATATGCGAAAGATACGAAATTATGTTTGGCTTTCCAAGTTATGTTTGTTATATTTAAATATAAATTAAAATATTATGAAAAAGTTAATTATTTTAGGTGCGGTATTAATTAATATGACATCATGTATTATTCAAAAGAATGAATATAAGCAGAGTCTTACTGAGTTAGAAGATTATAAAGATGAAAATGAAATTCAAGCTCAAAGAAATGAGTGTGCGCAAACACTTATCGATTTGAGAAATTATGAAGACACAATTAAAATTGAATTCATTGGTATTGATTCGTCTATTTTTAAAGGTAAGAATTATAGAATGGTTTCTGATTCTTTATTATGGGATGATAGTGGTAAATATAGTAGGTATGATCTTCAAAATATTCAAACAGGTTATATTTATCGAATTATATTTGAAGGGAATAAATATGATTATGATTATCAACTTTATGATAGAAATATTTACGAAAGAGTTAAATAATATTTTAATCAGGAAGATCTGCTGGGGTTACTTCCTCTAGTGGAATATTATTAAATACGTCTGTATTTTCATTGATTATTCTATTAGCGCATGGATCAAAATCAAATAATGGTAAATCTTGTTCTCTATTAGGTGGGGTTGCTCCATCACGTACTCCAGATGTGTATTCAACTACAAGATTATTATTTTCATTTTTTAATTTATAAACTATAAAACTTCCTGCCCCACCATGACAATTGATATCAAAAGCACCATCATGATATGGTTCTCCATCAGGATTAGATATACCTACACATTTTATTGAGAATGAAATTAATTCTTTTCCTGTTGAACTTATTAATTCTTTAAATTTTGAAGGTGTAATAATAAATCTATTAAATCTTCTTCCAGCTCTTACTTTTGTAGTTGGTTTTTGAGCAACAGGAATAGGGAAAGTAGGCATTGGCATTATGTCACCTTTACTAAATAGTTTAAATCTTCCTGTATCATTTTTCTGGGCGGTGGTCATTTTAGGAATTTGTGGAGTATGGTAATCAGAAGCAGGTAAAGCATTATCATAAATATCTAAAGAAAAAGAAGCAATATCTATCCCATATACTCTTTGATATGTATTTGAAGCTATTGATAATGATGATGTTGTTGTAAAATACGCGTTATTCAAACTAGCGAAAGGTCTACCATCATCTCTAAGTAAATTTTGACCATTAGCGTGTACTTCAAATACAGCTCCATTACATTGGTGACCATTAGTGAATACATCAAATATTATATAACCATTTGCTAAACAATCTGTTTTTGGTACAGATAATTGAGCATCTATTTTTACCCACTGTGCTGCTGTATATCTACTAAGATAAGCGTAATTAGTTATTAAGTCTTGTTCTTGTTTTTCTTGTTCTTTTAATATTTTATTTTCTTCTAATATTATTTTATTTTCTTCTTCAAGTGCTAATTTATTATTTATGTCATCAGGCCATGGTGGACCTCCTATAATAGGGTCAAGTATGTTAATAGTTGGTATTACTAAATTAGGATTATTAGATAAAGATGCATTTATAGCGTTAGTTACATACGTTTTTAAAGCATTTGATCTGTATGTAGCTAGTACTTTATCTTCAAGTTTTTGACCTGAGGTAGGGGAATCGGTTTCATTATCCTTATTTGTTGGATTTGACTCAGATGATGAAATTGTAATTGTTGAATTACCTGGGTTATTTATAATAAATTGAACTATATTATTAATTTGTTCATCAAGAATTCGTTTTTTATCGGGTGGGATTGATTCTATTTTCCATAGTCCTGATTTGTAAAATCCTTGAAGGTCAAAACTCCCCCCATATTTTGGGTTAATAATGCTTCGAAGTTCAGGATTGACTTCAGAAACAGAGTTAATTTTAGTACGAGGATTTTCAAGTACTCGAGTTTCTAACCCAATTTTTGAAAATGTCATTGTAATTGGAAATGTCTCACTATCAATAATAATTTGACCTTTAAAACTTGGGTCACGGAATTGTCCTAGTTTCATTTCCCAATTTCCATCATTACGACTTACAGTAGATGTAGAGTTAAGAGTTTTTGTTTTACCATCATCTATTGTTACATAATATGATACATCTATTTTTACATCAGCAAGATAATTATCATAATCATCTTGTATTCTTCCAAAATACCATACAAAAGCACTACTTGCCATAATTACACTGTTTTAACTTGTCTAGAAAGTAAATTTTTATTGTTCACTATATTTGTAATATCATTAGATAATGATTTAGCTTCATCTGCTATTGAATTTAATGATACAATAGGTGCTCCATTACTGTCAGTGGCTGTTTTAAAAGCTATATTAAGAGTATTTAAAAATACTGCTATATCAGATAATACAAAATTTAAATTTTCACCCAATACAACTGATTGTAATCTAGTTCCTTCTTCACCTTCTGAGGAACCTAAATAAACTTTATTCGCTGTTAATACTATTTGTTTAGCGTCTACTCCTAAAGTTTCATTACATGCTAACTGGATTGATTTATTAGATGTTAATAATATTGAATCAGATTTAGCATTAAACATTAATCTACCTGAATTAAGTATAATTTGATTTCCAGCGTATTGGCTTGGAGAAGTAGGGGAGATTGATTTAGAAAATGCGAAATTAGCTAAATTAGCTGCGCTTAATGGTATTTGTTGATCTTTTGTTAAATAAATAGATGAAGCGTCATTATTTATATCTTCAACTACAGGTTGCCATGGATCTCTACGAGTTGGAGATTGTCCATTTCTTAATATAAGGATAGGATTTCCTGGGGTAGTTTTACCTAATGACCATTGATTGGGTAAAACTCCTTGTGTTGTAGAACTAAATCTTATAGAGTTACCAAATCTACCCTCATATATAATATCACCTTCAAATGGTACTAATGGGTTAAATTCTCCTTCAGTAAAATATTTACCTAATGATAAAGTAGTACCTATATTATTATTAACAACATTAGGAGAACCAGCATTAACCATCTCTATACTCTTTTTCTGAGATATAGGTAAGTCATCTTGGCCAGGTATGGCGTTTTGGATTTGACTTGACCATATGTTTATAGGTGGGAGGTAATAATATTTTCCTGATGTTGAGTTTGTTTGAATATTACTATCTGGTAGAAACATTACTATTACTATTTCTTCTAATAAAGGATATTGCTTTATATTAGGAAATAAAGGATAAGCAAATAATGGAGCTGCTTGAACAGTGTTAAAAGTGCCTGGTGGATTTACAATAGGTGCCTTAGAGTTTTCAAATCTAATAGCTCCAATACCATTCCATTCTCCAGCTGCTATAAAATCAGTGTGTAATTGATCTAATACAATGTCTTTAACTCTACATGAGAATATAGGTAAATAATTTCCTGAAGATCTCCCTGATGAGCTATTATTTTTTGGAGTACCATATAAACCGCTTAACCCTGTGGCCATTATTCTTCAGTTTTAAATTTATCTAATTCAGCTAACAATTGTTGTTTTTCTTCTTCGGATATACCAAAACTACCATCATTTGGTCCAGTACTATTATTCATAATACGTTGGATAATAGTAGCCATTTTAATTAACTGTTCATCATTTTTAACACTTATCTCTAAGTATTCTTTAATTAAAGGAACAATAAGAGTAGCATCACCTATCTCTTGTACAAGTGGTTTTAGCTCTGATATTAAGATAGATATCTGTTTGTCTTTTTTTTGTTGGTTGGTGTAAATTTCTTCTAATATATCGGAAAATTTCTTTTTCCCAAATACAACATTGTCTAGTCCATTCATAATATTTTATTTATAAATATAAACATTAGAAATTTGTGTATCCGTTTTCTAGATAAAAATAATAATGTTGTTTAAATATATTATATAATCTGTCGGCTATCTTAGTGATTTTAGGTGTTTTAGCGTCAATAATCTCACGAATGTATATATACAGTGCTTTCTTATTAAAGACGTCTATATCCTCTCTCTTACGAAATAACTCAAGAATAGCATCTGCTATTTGAGCATCTATTTCTTTAGGAAATAAAGTATAAATATTGTTAGTACAATGAGTAACATATTCATCAATAAAATTAGATAATTTATCTTGAGATGAACCTTCATCTATTCTATAAGAAAAATCCTCATTTGACTCAATTTCTTCAATTGGTGCTTTATCTACTCGTTTTTTATAATTTTTAGTATTAGTAATAATTAAGTAACGTTTAGCAATAGTACCAAAATATGAGAATGCTTTTGCTCCCCTAGCTGGGTTAAATAGATGGATTTTAGAAAGTAAAAATGTTATTACTTCATGTTGTAGATCTTGGATATTATCTACCTCAGTATAATAAAATTTAAAGGTATGGATAATATTTTCTGTTAATTTAAAGAAAGCATAATGAATACGTTCACGATATATTTTATCTTTTAACTCAAAATTATTAGTTGTATTATATTCATTAATAGCGTTTTCTGTATCTTGGGTAAAGTATTGAACACCCTTAGGTTTTCTTTTTTTAGCCTCTGGTATCTCGATCATAAATTTTTAATTTTAAAAGCATTCAATGTTTCTTGTAATTGCTTTATTTGTTGGAAAAAGAAACCTACTTCATCATCTGATTCAAATGAACCTCTAGCATCTACTTCTTTAAGTTTTTTATCTGATAAATCGATTATACCTGATATTTTACTTAAATACTCCATATACCCTGCTAAGATAGTTTCTTGATTTGATATAATATCTTCTTGTTTTTCATTCTTTTTAAGAAGATTAAAGGTCGTAAATCCTAAGATCACGACCATTAAGCCTAATATTATTGTTAATACTATCATATACTATCTAACATGTTCATTAAACCTTGAGACTTAACATTACTTAATGTTTTTGTCTTAATTGTTTGTTTAGGTGCTTTAGTGACAGCAAAGTTATTTATTTTTTTAACTTCACCTTTTAATTTAGGATTCCATTCACGCTCAAACTCAATACGAGCGGCCATTAAATCGGCTTGGTGAACAATATAAATTAATGAAGTACGAGGTTTAGTTTCTGGTGACCAAGACATTAAATATGGCTTGTTGGCATCATCGTATAAACCATCATGTAATTTAATTGCTAACCATTCGTTTTTAGATACTTGGATACCATGAGAAAGTAGTAAATGTAAACTACGATCTGGTACTGACATAAATTCTAAACGATCATTGAATTTATAATCTTCACCTAACTTATCTTTACGCCATTGGTCATCCTGAGTAATATAAGCATCATGTTGCTCATCACCCATTTTACCTAGGTCATGATTTAAAGCTGCAAATACTAATTCTTCTTTAGTGTAAGTAGATTCGTCTACTCCCATTTCAATCCAAACATTATTTACTTTAAGAGCACAATCAATAACACGTAACACGTGGTCTACATATCCACCTGGGAAAGCATTATGATATTCTTTCTTATGAGCTGCAGGCATTAACATAAGACGTTCTGAGTATTTAGAGTAAAAATCTAATAACTGTGAACGACGTGGCTCACTGATGTATGATTTAATAGTTTCTTCTAAATCAATCCAGTTTTGTTGAATTTGTTCTGCTGTTAAATTCATATTAATTATACATTGTAGGTTCAGATTCAACGAATAAGCGAGTTTGCTCAATTATTTCCTTTAGTTTATTAATACCTTCTACATACGTTTCAATAGGTTGGTCTTGTTTAACGATAAAGTTTAATTGGTTAGCAAGATTATCCATCTTATCTAATTGATGTAATACGTTGTTTTTATTTTTCATACGTTTATTATTTATTTTATATACCTGTGGTCACATTCCACGTTCTTTATATCCTACGTTTTAGATATTCCCTAAAACCCGTATCTATATAATACGAATTAGGGCTTGCGAGGCCAAGCTATTTTTAAGAGGGGTTTGCTACGTCTTGAATTTTTTTAAGGAGAGCACAATTCTCATATTCTTCTAAATCTTCAAAATGGGAAAGTGCTAATGATAATGCTTTTAAAAATTGTTTATCTGAATATAATATGAGACAATCTCTATGTAACTGGTTGGTAGTATCTATTTTAGAAATATGATCCATAGCCCTAGCAAACACCATTACACCACCAGCTAATTTAATGTCATCTACATCTAATTTAGGATCAGATGACTCAAAGAAGTCTACCATCTGTTTACTAAATACTTTATAGTTTATAATTAACTTTTTAAACATTCCCATCCATACAATAGGATGATTAGACATATCTACTTGAGTAGTAGTCTCAATTTCATCTTCAGGGGACTTAAATAAGTTAAAAATATCATCAATATTCATATATATAAATATATGTTAAGCAAGGAGATAGCGACTTTATGTCGCTTAATAAAAAAATTATGGATGTGTTCTTGACGGTTAAATTTATCCTTTAATTACTTGTTTTGCACCGGCTAAGCCCAATGCTTTGTCTATACGTGAATCTACATAAGATGTAACGTTTTTAATTTCCCCGTTTATATCACGATGCAAATCTTCAGTTCTCTTATCTATATCACGACTTAATTCTTCAGTAATAGTTGAAATACGACGATGCGTATCATCAAAATCACGTGACTTCTCTTTATATAGATTATTAAAATTCTCATGCATGAGACGATCGTTATTTATAATCCATTCTTCTTGTTATTTAATTGTTTTTAACAATTTGTTAATCTTAACTACACCCCAAACAATTGTAGCTACAAATGCAGCTCCAACAATTGAGAGCATACCTAAAACGAAATATATTGTTTCCATATTTATTTTCTCCTTATTATGTCAAAGAACACATCCACAATTGTGCGCCTTACAGGAATCGAACCTGTCACCCACTGATTATGAGTCAGTTGCTCTAACCTAATGAGCTAAAGGCGCTATTTGAGGTCCTGAACGGAATCGAACCGCTGTATAAGCTTTTGCAGAGCTCCACCTAACCACTCGGCTACAGGACCTTTTGTACTCAAGGCAGGAGTTGAACCTGCACGGGCTGCCATTATAGTGACCACATCTTGTCCAGATGATTTTTTTACCCACGCTGCTATAACCATACGTCGCGTCTACCATCGACCAGGGCCTCCTGATCCTTTCGCCACTTGAGCATATGATGAATATAACATCCATCTATTAGGAAGCCAAACTCTTTTTGAATAAAAAAAGCCGGGCTTAACCCGGCTTTAAACGACTACCTATATTTTATCGTTATAGTTGTTCGTCTGTATTAGTAGGTGGGGTATTGCCGTTATTTGGCGTGTTATTCTTGGCTTGCTGTTTCATCTTAACAACGTTTTCTATAACAGTTAAACCTAAACCACCACCTGCAATTAACGCGATTGAGTCGAACATGAATTCGGGTGTGATGTGTTCCTCATTCTTATAAGTAGCTATGTACGCTAGAGATATAACAACAAATAGAGCTAAAATTGAAGCGAAACGCTTACTTGAAGTATCAGAAGATCCTGATAATAAATCTTTAAAGAATTTTTTCATAATGTGTGTTTTATGATAAATACCAAAGAGAAAGGAGCTTTCGCTCCTTTCTTAATCTATTTCTCTAATTAATTAAGCAGCAAACTCAGCTGCTAATTCATATAATTTAGCATTTAAATCTAAATCTTGTTTGAAATTCTTAATCTTACGAGCTTTTCTAACCTTAGCTCCTGATTGATATTCGAACATTCCTTGAGTAATTTTTTCTTGAATTACATTAAACACACTCCATAAATCAGTACCACGATCTTCAGGTCTAGTAGCTGTAGTTAAGGCATTATAATCAATTGCAATATTTTGCGCTTGTTCTTCACCAAAACGTATTTGAACTGCTTTACGAGCAAAATCTAAAATTTGTTCTTGGGCTAGTTGTGTTTGTTTAAATTGATTCATTGACTCAACTGCCAACGGTAACGCTTCAACCATTGTACTAATAACAGTTTGCAATTCAGTAAAATCATATCCGTAGTGACGAATCTTCATATTTTCAAACTCTTGAGTTGAAATTACTAATCCATTCTCACAAATCATTCGGAACAAACCAGCTGTGAATGTAAACGCATTTTTACCATCATGACTATTAGTTAATAGAATTTGTGGAAAAACATTATCACCATCAGCACCTTCAATGAACAAATCATTATTACGGAACACTACTAAGTGTTTTTGGAAACCTTCACCTTTACGGGCGCGTACTTGTTTAGCGTCTACTACACCCCATCCTAGCTCTTCCATATCATCAATGATCTGTTTGGTTGAAATGTGTGAGTATTTTTGACTAGTACCTGGA